ATGCAGCTGTATTCAATTCCCCTTCTCAGCCACTTCCTTTTACTGAGACGATTGCACCTGGAGCGTTTAGAGCTTCTCTAGGTTCTCGTAATGATGTGAAACTGTTGTGGAATCACGACACAGGAACAGTTCTAGGAAGCACTAGGGCAGGCACATTGACTTTGACTGAAGATGCTAAGGGTTTACTTGTTGAAGCACATCTACCTGACACTCAGGCAGGGCGTGATGCTGCAACTCTTATCAAGCGTGGCGATGTCAATGCTTTCAGTTTTGGTTTTAGAGTGCCTATGAATGGTGATGAATGGCCTTCAGCTGATCAGCGTATTTTGAAGCGTGTCAATGTGCATGAAGTTAGCCTGGTTGCGTTCCCTGCCTATACTGCGACTGAAGGCACTGCTAGTGTTAGAGCTATGACTGAACTACAAACTAAGATTCAACAGCTTGCCGAAATTCGTGGGGTGTCTGCTGAAGAATTGACTGATGCTCTCCTGGCTTTAGAGTCTGGCGATGAACTTACTGAACGTCAAGGCGAACTGCTAACTGACACTCTTGGTAAGGTTTTGAAGAAAGACCCTGATGTCACTAATCCACAGGCGTTGCTTGATTTGAAGAAGAAGCAACTAGATTTGTTGATGTCGAGAGTGTAAACTAATTCCATACTGAGTCCTCTCACTTGGTTGGTAAAAAAGAAACTAATCTTTCCCCCTTGCGTTGTTTGTCCTTCTGCAGGGGGGTTTTCTTTTAGCGTGTATAAACATGTTGTATAGACTTGTTTTGTTAGGTGCGTTTATCCCCTGATCAGGTTATGTGAGTTTATCTCTGAACCTACAATCCCCCCTTATTTATTTATGTTCTTGAAAGGAACAAACCTATGAGCGAATTTATCGCAAAACAGGTTGATGCTAAGGCTAAAGCATGGCACGAAGCTAAGGAACTGATTGATTCAGTTGAAGCTCGTGGCGGTGTTTGGTCTGGTGAAGATGAAGCGAAATACGCTAATCTAACTGCTGACATCAACAAGCGTAATGAACTAATTGAAATTGAACAGCGTGAAGCTAAGACTGCTGATGCAGTTCAGGCTGCAGCAATGAACTTTGCTGGTGCAACTGTTTCAGACAACGAATCAGACATTCTTCGTAAGATGATTACTGGTGAAGTTCGTGGTCATGAGTTTAAGTTTGAGCAGAGAGCAATCACAGGATCTAGCACGGGCAGTCCGGTGCCGACTTCGTTCTATTCCGAAATCATCAAGGTTGCAAGACTTGTAAACCCTCTACTTGATTATGCAACTGTAATCAATACTTCTTCAGGTGAGAACTTGCAGATTCCTAACCAAGCAACATTCTCAACAGCACTTATTGTTGGTCAGGGTGTAAGCATTGGAACTTCTGAGCCTACATTCAACGCTTTCACAACTCTTTCTGCATACAAGGTCTCAGCACTAGCACAGCTATCTCGAGAATTAGTTTTGGACTCTGGCGTTTCCATAATTGATTTCCTTGCGGAACAGTTTGGTAACGCTTTCGGAAACGCAATCGGAAATAAGGTTCTTAACGGAACTGGAACTATCGAACCTACAGGTATCTTGACTGCTGCTCAAACGGGTGTTGTGGGTGGAACCGGTACGAGCGGGGCCTTCACGGCCGACAATGTCGTTGACCTTGTTTACAGCCTTGATGGTTCTTTGCGCCAGAAGCCTTCTTTCGCTTTGCTTGCAAACAGCACTTCTATTGCAGCGTTGCGTAAGCTCAAGGACTCTTATGGTCGTTACCTGTTTGACATTGGTTTAGGCCAAGACAAGCGTGACCTTATCCTTGGTGTTCAGGTTATTGAGACTCCTTCAATGCCTTCTCCTGGAACTGCAAACGTTTCACTTGCTGTTGGTGACATGAAAGCGATCTACATGCGTAATGCTGGTGGCTTGCAGGTTGACCGCTCTGATGACTATGCATTTGGTAATGATTTGGCCACTTGGAGAGCTACTTGGAGAATTGACTCAGCACTTGTGCAGAAGTCAAACATCAAGCTATTCAAGGGTGGAGCAAGCTAAGGCTTCTTTACCTTCCTAGATTTCACCCCCTAATTCAGTTGCGTAGGACTGTTTTGGGGGGTGTTTTCTATTATGCTGACTGTATGACTAAAGCATGTATTTCTTGGTATTCTAATTCGCTCAATCAGCCGACTGGTTATGGCACTCAGTCGCAACAGGTCATTCAACGTCTTGTTCGTGATGGACATAAGGTTGCGATGATGTCTAACTATGGTGGTGAAGGTGTCAACAGTTTGATTGATACTGGTGCAGGTAAGATTCCGCATTACAGTCGTGGCATGACTCAATATAGTGATGATGTGTTGTCTTTGCATCATCAGCATTGGGCTGCAGAGAACCCTAGTCTGCCTAACTTTATTGTGACCCTATATGATGTGTGGGTCTTGAAAAATCCTGCGTTAGATGCGTTGCCGATTGCTTCATGGACTCCGATAGATCATCAGCCTGCACCAGAGAATGTTTTAGCCTGGTTGAAGAAGCCGAATGTGACTCCGATTGCTATGAGCAAGTTTGGTAAGGAGATGATTGAAAATGCAGGTATTGAGTCTGAATATATTCCACACGCTATTGACACCAAGATTTTTACTCCGACTGAGTTGTTGCCTGAAGGTATTTCGGGTAGAGAATTTGTGGGTGATGATGGTGACAAGTTTGTTGTGGGCATGAATTTTGCTAATAAGGCTGGTGGCTTTATTCATCGTAAAGCTGTGGCAGAGAACTTTCTTGCTTTCGCAATATTTGCTAAACAGCATGATGATGTTGTCTTGTATTTGCACACTGAACCTTATGGAAAACAGTCGGGGTTTGTGTTGCCTAACATTTTGGCTGCTTGCGGTGTGCCTAGTGACAGATGTAAGTTCGTCGATCCGATTGCCTACAGTTATGGCATAAGTCAAAAGACTTTAGCTGCAATCTATTCAGCATGGGATGTCGGCTTGTTTACTAACTATGGTGAAGGTTTTGGTATTCCACAGGTTGAAGCTCAGGCTTGTGGTGTGCCTATCATTACATCTAACTTTGCTGCTAGTGCTGAACTTGCAGGGCCTGACAGTTACCTTGTGAATGGTCAACCCTTTTGGGATGCCGGTCAACATTGTTGGTTTAATGTTCCTAACGTGCAGGGCATTGTGGATGCGTTGGAGCAGGCGTATCAGCGTGGCAGGAAGAAGTTTCCTGAGACTTTGACTTTTGCACGTCAGTATGATGCAAATAAAGTTTATGGCGAGTCTTGGCAACCGCTAATTGAGAAGTTAGCTTCTAAGTGAAGTTGATTGTTCCTGTTCTAAACAGGTTTGATTTGTTGAAACGCATGGTTGAGAGCATTGATGTTGAAGCAACAGTTTATGTAATCAATAACGCTAATTTTGAAGAAAGATTTCATTATTCTAATGAACGCCTAGTAAATCTGCATTGGATTGATTTGCCTTCTAATCTTGGTGTTGCAAGTTCATGGAATTTGGGTATCAAAATGTTGCCTTTTGAGTCACGTTGGTTTATTACTTCGGCTGACTGCGTGTTTGCACCAGGTGATTTGACTTTGCTACAGACTGCTAAATCTGATGCTTTGACTTTGTGCGATAAGTTTCCTTATTATCAGACTTTTGTTGTTGGTGAAGAAATAGTCAAAACTGTAGGTTTATTTGATGAAGGCTTGCATCCAATCTATTTTGAAGATAACGATTATGAGCGAAGAATTGCTAAGGCAGGTTTGCGTGTAGATCGTCTGCCTTTACAGCTGGAACATGACAACAGTTCTACTATCAGAAGTGATGTCAAGTTGAGTGAACGTAATCAGGTCACTTTCGCTAATAATGAAAAGTATTTTAGGGACAAGGTTGATGCTGACAGGTTTGATGAAGGTCGCTGGCAGTTGCAGATTAGGCGTGTGAACTCTTGGGATTAGTTGTTGTTACCGGTGTTGCAGGGTTTCTTGGTTCGCATGTTGCTGACGCTTATTTGGCTAAGGGCTGGCAGGTTCGGGGTATAGATAATCTACTTGGTGGGTCGTTAGATAATGTGCCTGCAGGTGTTGACTTTTATAACCTTGATTTAGATGATTTGGAAGCAATTTCGCCTGTTTTTGTTGGTGCAGATTTGGTTATTCATGCTGCTTGCACAGCTTATGAAGGTTTGAGTGTCTTCAGTCCTTCTCTTGTGGTCAGAAACACTGTTCAGATAAGCGTGAACGCCATGACAGCGGCTATTCGGGCTAGAGTGCCAAAGTTTGTTTACATGTCTTCTATGGCACGTTATGGGGACAATTTAGGGCATGTTTTTGATGAGAGCCTTGACCCTAAACCGCAAGACCCTTATGGTATCGCAAAGTTGTCAGCTGAGAAATTGTTATCTAACCTGGCTAAAGTGCATGATGTCAAATTAGTTATTTTAGTGCCACATAACATTGTGGGTGCTAGACAGAAGTTTGATGATCCGTTTAGGAATGTTGCCAGTATTATGACTAACAGGATGTTGCAGGGTAAGCAACCTATCATTTATGGTGATGGCAGTCAGCAACGTTGCTTCAGTTTTATTCAGGATGTTATTACACCAATTTTGACTGCTTGTGAGTTACCTGAAGCTGTAGGTCAGGTTATCAATGTTGGGCCTGATGAGTCACCGATAACTATTTTGAATCTTGCAGAACGTTTGGCAGCTATTATCGGCTTTGAGTTGAACCCTATTTTTATGCCTGGCAGACCGCAAGAAGTGCCTATTGCTTTATGCAGCTCAGATAAGGCTAGACAACTTTTAGGCTATAAAACGACTGTCAGTTTAGATCAAGGTTTGCATGATTTGGTTGACTGGATTAGGCCGAGAGTAAAAGATTTTGAGTATCATTTGCCGATTGAGATTGACTCTGATTTGACTCCGAAGACTTGGACTCAAAGGCTTATCTAACTTTAGGCTAAACTAAGTATTGGACTTTAGGAGTTTATTTTGGCTATAACTAATGGTTATTGCACTCTGGCAGATGTCAAAGCAAGTTTAAGACTGACGGATACTTTAGATGACGTTTTGCTGGAGAACAGCATTAACGCTGCGTCTCGCATGATTGACCAATACTGTAACCGCTACTTTTATTCAACTGGTGCAGGTGTGGTCAGATACTTTAAGGCTGTCGATGCTTTTAATTGTTGGATTGATGACTGTCAGACGATTACTGAGCTGAGAACTGCACAAAATAATCCGATTACATATAATCAGATTTGGTCTAGCACTGACTTTCAGACTATCCCTGCAAATACTTTGGCTAATGGTGCGTATCAGCCGATTACAGGTTTAGTTGCTGTATACAACTATTTCTTCCCTACTTGGCAGGAATCTAATCTTGTGCAGGTGACTGGAACTTGGGGTTGGCCTGCAGTGCCAGACCCTGTAAAGTTTGCGACTATCATTCAGGCTTCTAGGCTGTTCAAGCGTTTAGAATCTCCACTTGGTGTTGCCGGTGTTTCAGACATGGGTATCATGCGTGTAGGTTCAAACATTGATGGTGATGTGGCACAGCTCATAAATCCGTTTAGGCTTTTGAGAACTGGTGCGTAATGGCTATAAGCGATCTTAGAACTGCTTTAGCAAAGAATCTAAGCACTATCAAGGGTTTGCGTGTAGTTGAGACGCTGCCAGATTTAGTGAATCCACCTATGGCCATGATTGCTATAGATAAGGTTGCCTACAATAAGCAAAACGCTAGAAGCATGGCTGAATACACATTCAAGGTGCTAGTTGTGCTTGGTCGTGTATCTGAGAGAACTGCACAACAGAATATGGATGTTTTGCTTGCTCCAGGTGCAGGGTCAGTCAAGTATGCGATTGAGTCTGACAGGACTTTGAGTGGTTTCGCTTTTGACGTGTTTGTCGCTGAGACAGGTGCTATAGGTAGTGTTAGTGTCAATGCAATAGACTATTACAGTGCCGAATTCTCGGTTCAAGTATTCGCAAGTTAAGGATAATAAATGGCAATTTTTGTCGCAACAGACTTCAGCGTTAGCATCAACGGATCTACAGCTTTGGCTTCATACCTGACTCAGGTTGAACTAAAGAGTTCTGCTAATGACATCACAACAACTTCTTTTGGTAGCACTTGGGTTAC